CCCGCCTTTAGGGTCATGGAGAGGTCCCCGTACCCGAAATACTCCTTCTGGTAGGCATAGAGTTGGTAGATCTCGTCGGAGGTCAGGGTCCGGTTGAAGAGGCGGAAGTTCGCGATCTTACCGTGCATAGGATTATTACCCAATTGATTACCGGTCCTCGCACCGATATTGAAAATTGAATTAGCGGCTATACTTAAGGGATCCAAATTAGCAGATGCTGGTCTATTCTGATCGATACCGTTAATGAAATATTTTAGTGCAGTTCCTGTACGGGTACAAACTATATGATGCCATTTATTTATTCCAAACGTGTCACGGAAATTGGACATACGAATCTCAGTACCACTGAACACGAAAAAGTCTAGACTTCCAGCAGAATCTACAGCTAAAGCAACCGATGGGTTTGGGTTGCTATTACCAGAACCACTTCCGATCATCCATATCGTGTTAGTTGTTGTACCATTCGTTTCATACACCCATGTACTCACTGTGAAATCAAAATCTCCGGTATTCGTCAGGGTTCCGCTTATATAGTCTCCCGAACCATCGAAAGAGAATGATTTCACGTCATTCAAAGTATCTATAGATACATCACCGTTTAGTGTTCCCGTGACCGATTTTCCACTTAAATCTGCTACCATACCCGAAATACTTGTCAGATCCTTCGCATCATAGTAGACCTCCAACCAATCCGTGTTGGGAACGTTGGCCACAGACTTTATGGTCACATCAGTCCCGTGAGCCTCGGGGTCGTATTCGGGGATGCCTAGAAATTCTATTTCACCGGCAGAAGCGTATCCGTCCCCGGCGGATGTTGAATAGTTATTATTACCGTTGATAGCCGTCCATACAACTCTAAAATAATCGTAATATTCCAATGGATTTTCTATATTAAAATCTCTAAGTACGAGATCTTCCCAGCCACCTATTAACCCGGACCAACTTTTTAAAACTGTCCAATTACCAGTTGATCCTACACGACCAAGAATATACCCGTCCCGCGGTGAACGGTGTTTTCCCAAATTTGTGTGGGTAGAATGGGTCATAGGTGCAATTCGGCATGTGTGTAATTGTATTTTATTGGGTATTTTTAATTCAACCCACTCCCCGTATATAGTGGTGCCACCCACTAACAAAATAGCATACGGAGGCGCTGTAGTTCCGTCCCAATCACCTGTCGACGGAATAAATCTTTGGGGAGTAGTTTCCCACGCACTTCCATCTCCATTAAAAGCTTTCCAAGGTCCAGTGTTATTGGTCTCTTCTGTACTAGCATCCGCCACGTATCCGGTAGTCGAAGATTCATCATCTTGTGTCATAGCCACCCTCGGATACTTGATAAGCTTCTTTGACCTGGGAAACTCTGCGACGACGTTAGAATTGAGTTTGATGGAGGCTGTGTTTGAGGTATGGAGCATGTTAATGTTCTTAGTTTCCACACTCTCACCCACCGTTAAATTAGAAGAAATGAGTGCATTCCCCACCACATGTAAATTAGATGTCGGTCCACCGACACCGACACCGACACCGAGACTTCCTGTAGTCGTGTCAATAACGGTATTAGATGAAGCCCCGACGAATGTTACTCTGTCGACTTTTTTGAAATCGAGTGTGCCTTGGGGTGTTGTGACAGGCATATCTATTATTGGTGGAGGTTTTTTTAAACTGGGAAAAGTCCGGAGGACTTTGTTTGATACGAGTGGCTTCGCCACTCGGGATGTCTTTCTTGCAAAGTGGGTTGCACTTTGGAGGAAAATTGTTTATTGAGGAGGGGTCGGCCACTCAACACCAGTGAGATTTCCGTCAGCGTCTAGATCGGGTGAAGACATAGCCGGGAGATCGCGGAGGTGTTGCCGATAGTAATTCCATTTTTTACGGGTCTCTTGATTTATAGGGTAATCCATAAAAGCGTACTTATCCGTGGCATTGATAAGTGTATCCCGTTCTGAACGGAGTTTCTTCCTAGCATCAGATTTGCGATCTTCTATGACTTTTTGAGAAGCAATTTCCTCTAGCGTAGGTTCATGCGTAACACCATCCATTATATAAATACAACTTTTTTTATTATGATATAAACGTAATTTTAACATAACCTCGGTCCCCAGAGATTTTACCGTTATTTCCTCCGGTCGTGAGAGTTGCACCCGTAACGTATGACGAGTTCTCATATGAACCTCCTCCACCGTAGTCGCTCCCAAGCCCGAATGCAATCCCCCCATTTGTTAATTCATCTCCACCTGAATATCCACCCCCCCCTCCAATATATGAATTGCTATTTTTCGCTCCACCACCTCCACCAAAACCTCCGTCTACATCAAAATCACCACCTAAGCCGCCATTTATAAAAGATCTTCCGAAATTCGCCGACGTGCCTTGTCCATTAAAGGACCCCCCTCCACCACCCGCGGTACTGCGTCCGATCGCTACTGTGGTTGCACCACGATTTGAGGCAGTACCATAATTATTTGTCTGCGGGAAATTTGGCTGAGAGCCGTCATGAGCTCCTCCACCACCACCGGCGACTAAATATGGTACGGGAGTCGCTGCGTCCGTAGTAACAAAAGTTCCACCACCACCTCCAGGTCCATTAGAGGCGACGTAAGGGTCGGGTAGTTGACCTACGAGTATTTTAAGTTTATCATTTTCCACCAGATTCAGGCGCGCACCTTCAATCAATGCACCATAACCAGGGACATTTGCAAGCGAGTTGCTTTGACGCACCCCCCCTCTAGATCCACCTAATTCAAATTCATACGTCCCTGTTCGGGGTACGGTCCAGAGCTGGATTCCTGCAGTCACGTTAAAAAAATTCGTATTCGTATCCCAAGTAACGTTGTACGTGTTTCTAGCATGTGTGATCGTTGGACCGGTTCTTCCCGTCTGCCCAGCGTCCGTGAACGTATGTGTGGTAAAGGAGTAGAGTTCAGTCGGCGGATCCGAACCCACGATATTGATTGCTCTATCTGTGAACAGTCCAGAGGCATTATCAGTCAATCGGAATGTTACACTCGTTGTACCCGCGGCCGCAATTTGACCTGTTATAGCACCTGTAGTCCCTGTAAGGGTGAGGCCTGATGGTAAGGCTTGAACAGCAGACAGGGGTGATATAGAGAACGTCCTATTCGTACCACCAGCACCATCTGTACCTAAGAGTGTTTCAGTCGCGGACACACTAGTATCAAAGTCCAGGTTCTCACCAGTCGCGGTAGTCCATGTAACCGGAAACCCAATCTTGGTAGTACTGGTCGCATTCAGACTCGATGTACTGTTAATCCTAACTTTATAGGGTTGTTGGGCGAGATCCCAAAATCCCGATCTACTAAAAAATTGTATATTATCGAATCCAAGTCTGTGATCGGCCTGGCCGCTCCCCTTTGACTTTATTACCACTCTGAAATAAGAGAATGTTTCTGTCGACCCCGCTGATAGTGTCGTGACATCTGTGGACAGAGTCGTCGCCGTCCCAGCATGAAGTAATGTCCAATTCGTATTGTCGTTGCTTCCTAATATAACAAATAGCCCATACTGGCGACTCGCTACCGTACAGCCTATTACAGCGCGAGTTAGTTTAACTGGGCTGGGTATTTGTAACTGTAACCAATGCCCACGGTGTGATGTTCCGTCGAATGTTTGAGTTACTGGAGCATCAAGTCCCGGTAAGTAGCCTGGACCGACGGTAGAATAGCCTACGAGGGCGTTATTCTCGTCCATGGCCCAGCTCGACAGCGCGCCAATAACATCATTAAAGGCCCTATACGCGTTGCCCGTGTTATACGAGGCACTCGCCACGTACCCCGTGATAGAAGTATTTGTGCTCATCGCGCTAGGTGGAAACTCAACCGCCTCACCCCCCATTTTAAAGGTTACTTGTGTCTCAGCGGCGTTCGGTGTCACGTTTAAAACACTATACAAAGTTCCATCGACACCTTCTAATTGTACCGTCGATCCACTGACAATACCCGTACCCGTCGCCGTGAATACCTGGGTTGCCGTATCCGCGCGGAGAACACTCACAGGTGAAATACCCGTGATCGTGGGGCCTCCACCTCCACCTCCACCCAACGCACCCCACACCCCCGCCGAGTACGCTTCCATTGACTCAGTTGTGGAGTTATACCTGAGCATTCCGTTCACGGCTGTAGACGGTCTGTCTCCCGTCGTACCAGCTGGAACGGTTAGAGCACCTGTTCCACTCACCGTTAAATCACCACCCACCACTACGTTTCCAGACATATTTATAAGACCGTTGGCACATGCAATAGCTCCTGATGATGATGGTTCTGATTCCAGATCTATGTACGTACTAGAAGTCACCTTAATATTTGTTTGGACAG